GATGTCAAGGCTTGTGTTCCCATCATTGGTACATACATCTTAGCAATCTTAGCACAACGCACTCATCAGAAACTTTCCTACATGGAAATATGGGGTAGTGAAGCTTACAACAATTATAAAGATTGGCTTGTACGTGTAGTTAAGAATCCCAACATTAACGGCGTGTGCCCTATTCCGTATTCTGCAAGCACAGGTACGACTCATCCTTTAGTGCAATTCAACGAGGACTGGTATGGCAACTTTGTCAACGGTACTCAGAGTGAACAGTTGTCAGATGATGCTAATGGACGAATATCATGAGTTTATCGCAATTTGATAATGTTGTAACTCAAATGATGAACACGTTTGGTGGCGTAGGTACTCTTAGAATCTTCACTGATGGTACTTACACAGATGGTGAGAATGTACAGATACCGACAGATTACCAAGTCAAGGTGGCTTTGTTTGATTTTCCACAGAATAACAGTGGTGACAAGTCGCAATTTGGCACTTTAATATTAGCTGGTGACAAACACTGTTACATGCAGCCTATAAACAAAGCTAATACGTGCGAAGAATTAGAACAACCTGAAATAAAAGCTAACAGGGATGCAATCGTTCTTAATGGTGTCGAATGGAAAATATTCGCATTAAAAGAAATCAACTCTTCTGTTAATAATACAATAGTTTTTGAAGCGCACTTGCGCAAATAAAGGAAATAGTAATGAGTTTACAATATTCAGTCGCTGTAAATAACGCACGTCTTGATAGTATCGAAACAACAATTGGCACATCTGCAAAACTACGTATCTACACAGGCAGTGCTCCTGCAAACTGTGCAGCAGCAGCTACAGGTACTCTGTTAGTAGAAATGGCACTCCCTTCTGATTGGATGGCAGCAGCTTCAGGTGCTTCTAAAGTGAAAGCTGGAACGTGGACTGGAACAGCATCTGGTACTGGTACTGCAGGTTATTTCCGTATTGTGGATAACGCAGGAACCGTAACAGGATTACAGGGCACTGCGGGGATGTCTGGAACTGATTTGATCTTGAATAACAGTTCACTCGCCACGTCTCAAGCAGTTACAGTAGATACCTTCTCGCTTTCAACGGGCAACACGTAAGATGAGTAGCACATTAGGATACAGATTCTCATCTGATGAACTTATTCAGATGTGCGTCTACAAAATAACTAATAAAATAAGTGGCAAGATATACATAGGACAAACTGTAAGAAAAGCTGCGGAAAGATGGGTGTCGCATTTATCAACAAGCAAGCGCCCTGAATCTAAATCGGGAAAAACTTTGATATCTAGGACATTAGCTAAACATGGTGAACATAACTTCACTTTTGAAGTTATTGACATCGCAGAAAACACTTCGAGCTTAGATCACAAGGAAATATTCTGGATTAACTACTTCAACAGTGTTGCACCTTATGGGTATAATTTAGTCTCAGGTGGGACAAAAGGAAGAGTGTACTCAGAACAGTCTAGGCTAAAGATGAGTAACTCACGTAAAAAGAACCCATCTAGTCCAAGAAAAGGTGTACCTAATTCTCCAGAGACAAGGTTAAAAATTAGCATTTCCAACCGTGGAAAAATTAGTCATAGAAGGATTGCTGTCACTAGGAATGATGGGAAAGTTTACCAAAGTATAACTGAGGCAGCCAAGGACATTTTTTCTACGGGATGTAAGATAAGTAGGCAGATAAATGAACCTTACAGAACAGTGTGTGGGTTTCAATTTAAAGAGGGAATTCACGAGCCTTGGGTGATAGTCAAAGTTCCTAAGAAATACCCCGTACTAAGAAGTGACGGAGTTGTGTTTGACAGCATACTTGAAGCTGCAATAAGTATCGGTGCAAGTGCATCCTCAATACAAGGAGTCATAAATAGACGGAGAAATTCTTGTTTCGGATTTACTTTTGAGAGGATAAAATGTCAGGACAAGGCAATATAGAGATAAATTTTGGAGGTGGAAATGGCTCTAACGAAGCTTCTGTAGCTGTCACAGGACTCTCTGAAATCCTCTCCACAAATGCAGCAGAAGCCTTTGTTATGTATGAGGCTTCTACAGATTACACGGCAGAAGACCAAGCTTACCTATCAGCTTTAATAGGGTTGACATGTGGAGTTCCCACAGATGGTGTTGGCTTCACAATATATGCTAGATCAACTGAAGAGCTGACAGGCAGAATCAAACTGAGATATGTTTGGGCTTAATAAAGGAATAATATGGCTTTACAATCAAAAATAGCAGGTGGCGTTAGTAATGCACTTGCAGATGTCGATACGGGTAATAACTTAAAAGTAACCCTACCTAGTGACCACGATTTTGCTGGTTATGCTGTACAAATTAATGACAATGATAATGGTGAGCTTACAGGACAAAAGTTCTTCTACTCTCCAGAAGTTGATACAGACTATAGACAACGTGTTTCTCAAGACTTAGTTCTTGACGAAGAAGTTTTTAATTACACAGCACAGAATACAGGTAAACATAGTAATACGTTAGGGACTTTTACTTCTGCTTTTACTGCAGGTAACTACACTACAAATACTTCAAACCTGAATACTACTAATTCTTACTCAATACTTGCAACTCACGCAACATTCCCCAATACAGGGACACAAACCCTTAGTTGTGACGTTGAGTTAGGCTTTTCTCAACAGCCTAACACAAACACTTTTGTTGAGTGGGGTTTCGGAATTAATGTAGGGACTGCAACACCTCCATTTGACGGTTGTTTTTTCAGGTTGTCTTCTGCTGGCTTACAAGGTGTGTTATCTAACAACGGTACTGAAACGACAACAGGTGTGTTTCCTCTTACAAATGGTACAGGTACTTGGGTTTATCAGAACAACAAAAAATATCAGTTTATTTGTTATTTAGGCGGAGTCGCTGCTTACTTTTGGGTTAATGACGGAACAGGGGCTAGATTACTAGGCTCAATACCATTACCTACTGCTCAAGGTAGGTTGGTATTATCTTCTGGTTTGCCATTTTTCCTGAAACACAGAATTACAGGCGGTGCAGCGGGTGTCAGCACATTCCAAGCGCAATTAGGCGCTTACAACATAAGGCTTGGGGGTAGTAACATTACTACTACTTTAAGCACACAAGGTAACAGAATCTACGGCAGTTACCAAGGTCAGTCTGGTGGGACTATGGGGAGCCTAGCTAATTATGCAAACAGTACTAATCCAACACCTGCTGTACCAACTAACACTACCGCAGCATTAGGTACAGGACTTGGAGGGCAGTTTTGGGAAACAGCCACATTAGCACTAAATACAGATGGGATTATCTGTTCGTATCAGGTTCCAGCTGCGTCTGGCAATCAAGGTAGAAGACTTGTTATTAGCGGTGTTTCGTTGTCTAGCTACATTCAGACAGCTATAGTGGGAGCACCTTTTATCTCGCAATATTCACTAGCTTGGGGACACCCTAGTGCGTCTCTTGCTAATACAGAGACTGTGACGACTCGCGCCCCTAGACGGATAGCTTTACCGTTCAATCAGTCTATTACTTCTGCTCAAGCAGCAAGTACACTTGTGGCGCAGTCAACAACATTTTTAGATTTAGGCGATGCACCTATTTTCGTAGAAGCTGGACAGTTTATTCAACTTGTGACTAAACATGTAGGTACTGTTGCAACAGCAGGTGTAATAGCACACACTGTAACTTTTGTATACGGATGGGAATAATATGCCAATTACTCTAGATCAAGTTCAATTAGAATATAAAAGTCTTCCTCTAACATTACACGAAGATGGTAGCTGTACTGTATCTCTCCGAAAAGGGTTCTTCAAAGATGGTATTTTCAACATTGTTGCAATAGAAAACTACCATGCAACCAAGGAAGAAACCTCTGCTATCTTGGATGTACAAGGAATTCCTCAACTAACTAGGCGAGACGATTTAAGTCTAGCGATTTATCAATTCTGCGTCTCAAAAGGAGCTGAAGCTGGTGTAATATCGTAAACTAATAGGAGCTGTAGATGTCATTATTATTAGCTCTTTTAGACCAAGGAAATAGTGGGTCAGCCAATCTAACAGAGGCAAATGATTCACTCAGTTCCTCCACCAGTGTATTAGTAAATGCTTCAAGTGCTCTCACTGAAAGTAATGACTCTCTTGTAAGTTCTGCGAATGTATCTATTGTTGCAACACTCTCTGTCACAGAAGTATCTGATAGTTTAGTAAGCAATGCCAGTGTGTCAGTAAATGCTAGTAGCACATTAACAGAAGCTAGTGACGTTGGAACATCTACTGGAACTGCATTAGTTAATTGTAGTCTGTCGAGAACAGAAGCCTCTGATTCAGTGGTTTCTAGTGGCTCAGTAGTTGTATCCTCAACTCTAAATGTAACAGAGAACAGTGACACAATTAGTTCTGCAACATCTGTAGCTGTAAATGCAAACCTCACGATTGTTGAAGTTTCTGACGATGTTTCTGTTAGTGCAAGCAACAACGTAAATGGTGTATTATCCTCAACAGAGACAAGTGATAACGTAATATCTTCTGGTAGTACCACTGTTGTAGCAACTCTCAGTGCTACAGAATTATCTGACACTTTAGCGTCTTCTGCTAATGTAGAGTCTAATGAGATTAATGGCAACTTAAATGTAGCAGAATTTTCTGATACTCTTGCTTCTGTAGTCTCTGTTTTTGTTACAGGTACGTTCTCTACCAACGAAGTCTCTGATAGTGTTGTTGCAGCCAGTAGTGTGAGAGTTTCTTCTGCAGCTAATCTTGTAGAAATTGCTGATGTTGTTTCGAGTAATGGTGTTGTAGCAATTGTTGTCAATTCCAATATCACAGAGTTTGGCGACACATTAACAGCGACAGCTTCTCATACTCCTGCTACAGCTAATCTGAATATTACAGAAGTAAGTGACTCTCTGATAAGCAATGTTGCCGTAGCAATTCATGCTTCAGTAATAAGTCAAGAAGATTCAGATACATTACAAGCACTAGCTTCCAATATTGTAGCAGCTAACGCGAGTGTTTATGAAGAGTCTGATGGAATATTGGTTACAGGTGCCGTAGATGTTCTTGCTAACCTAAATGTCACAGAAGCTTCAGATTCCAACGAATCCTCAGCTACTATTGAAATTGAGTATGTGCTCAATGAGTTGCGCAAGCATTATGTCTGCAAAGAGAATAGGTATTGGAAACCTGAATACGAGGACACTATCTCACATGTTTGCAAAGAAACCAGAAAATACAAAATAAGGATGTAGTAATGTCTAATATACAAAAAGAATTTGTTCATGCTCCTAGTGCAAAATTAGACTATGGTTTTGATTGGACTTTGTGGTTGCAAACAGGTGAGCATATTATTACAAGTAGTTGGGTCGTTAGTAGCGGATTAACTCCTTCTTCAGAGAGATTACAAGATGATGTAACGTCTCTCTTTGTTGAAGGAGGTGTTGTTAATAGCAGCTACGACTTGACAAACAATATCATTACGTCAGATGGCAGAAAAGATTCTAGAACAATAAAGTTATTGTGCAAGAAGCGTTAAATACAGCTATTGACTTTTAGCCACTATCGTAGTATAATCATAGGACAAACAAATGGGTAGCTTTGCAGATAGTATAAAAGCAAACATCAAAGAGCTTCAACAAGAAGTTAATGATAAGATTACGACTGAAGCTATAAAGACATTCAGAAGTGTCGTCTCTTACTCTCCTTCTCTTGACTTCAATGGTTCTGAGTGGGCTACAGGTTGGGTTATCAATCAATGGTATCCAAAAGTAGGCAGTCCCTCCTCAGAGCTTAACGAGAGTCGCGACCAAGCTGGTATGAATAGTGGTGACAGAATTGCTCAGTTAATAGGGTCAAAGAACTTTATCAACAAAGACAATTCAATCTACCTAACCAACAATGTTCCTTATGTCTATCAGGTTGAAGCAATCGGCTGGGCTAGAACAAGACCTTACGCTATGGTTGATAAAGCATTGAACGATGCCAAAGCTAGAATAGGCTAAACATGACACAAAGAACAATACGCTTAGAAGTAGAAGCTAAAGTGAAAGCTTGGGCAGCAGCTCAATCTCCTGCAATACCAATTGCTTACGAGAATATGCCTTACACTAAAACAGATGCTACGTTCATAGAACTATACATCATCCCTGCCACAACTGTCAATCAAACAGTGAGTGCATCTAGAAAAACATTAACAGGGTTGATTCAATTCCTCCTGTTCGATTCAGATACAGACAAGAAAACTATTAGCAGTAAAATTTGCCCTCAAGGGCGCTTTCAAGCCGTAAGGCAAATTTAATAAAGGAAATAAAATGGCAGTATTAACAAGTACAGCACTACAGAGTGCTTCAGGTGTTGTTACAGCAGTTGTCAATACAGCGTCAGCATCTGACACATTGACATACGTGGCTGGTAGTAATCAGTTGGTGGAGTTGAATAACACTACTGGTGGTTCTTTGACAATGGTTATTAAAGGTAGTGCTCCTAGTGCTGCTTACCCTGTCACTGGCACTTCCACTACAATCGACTTGACAGCAGGTTTCAGCGTTGCAGTTGCAGCAGGTGCAACAAAGATTGTGAACCTCGACAAGATCAAAGCGTATCTTACAGGTACTGGAGTTGTCACCCTCTCAGGTGCAGCTACAATGAAAGTTGTTGTTTACGCTTAATAATTAAAACTAAAGGAAAAGAAAATGTCAGAAATTCACAGCGCAGCAGGTACGAAGCTCTCTATCGCAACAGTCGGTGGTGCTCCAGCAACAATCAATCAGGCAGGTTTTGAAGCCAAAACTTATGTCGAAGTTGGCGAGATTACAAACATTGGCGACTTCGGTGCTACGGTTAATGTTATTAACCACAGCCCATTGAGTAATCGTGTTATCAAGAAATTCAAAGGTAGTATCAACAACGGTAGTGGCTCTTATGAGTTTGCTTCTAAAGCTTCTGATGCAGGTCAGATTTTGGTTAAAGCAGCTTCTGTTTCAGACTTGGCTTTCGCAGTTAAAGTTGAAGAACAAGACGGTGCTGTCACTTACTTCATGTGCTTGTTCACATCGTTCGTTAAGAAAATTGGTACGATTGATAACGTCGTAGCTGGTAGTGCGAACTACGAGATTACTTCTGAAATCGTTGAAGTTCCTGTTTAACTAGCGTCAAACAGTAGTCCTGTCTAACATTCGTTAGCAACAAGAAGGGGAACATAGATTCCCCTCTTATAACATAAATTAAATTCTCTCAAACTATAAGGATATAAAAATGTCATTTAAATTAAGCTCATTGAAAGCTAAAACTTCCGCTGTTCCTGTCGTTGTCTTGCACCCTTCTGTCGGTGAATTGATTGATGATAAAGGCAATAAAGTTACCCTCCACATCTACGGTAAAGCTTCTAAACAATATCGTGATTACACAGAAGCACAAACAGACAGCTTCATTGCAAAACAGCAAGCCAAAGTAAAATCTAAAACCACTGGCAAGCAATTGTTGGCAGATCGTGTTAAGTTCATTGCAGCTATGACAGCCAAGATTGAACATCTTGAATCTGATGATGGTGGTAAGTATGATACCACAGCAGCTCTGGAAGAGTTGTACGGTAATCCAGAGTACCATTGGCTGTTGGAATTTGCAGAAACAGCATTGGAAGATAATGCAAATTTCTTCTAACCCTGTCTGAAGAGCTGCTCCTCTTCGCTAAACAACTAGGATGGTATCACAGCGTACCAGAGAAAGAAAAGAAGACTAGAGCTGCAA